GCAACAATCCTTTTGGTCGGTCTACCCGTCCCCTTGGCACGTAAATCTTTCTCTTGTATTTCGCCTGAATTTTTAAGTCGTTCTATAATCTCTTTGACTTCATACGACTTCATTGATCTGAATATCTCTCGTCTATCAATATCACGCTTACTTATACCCCACTCACCTTGGGATCTAATAAAGCTAAGTATCTGTTTGATACGACCCTCCATCTCTGAACCTGCAACTTTATCGCGACAAGCCTCAATCAATACCTGGTCGTAATACATCACATAATCTATTGCCCATTTGGTAAATGAGGCATCTATCTTTTTTGCATGCCTGTTATCAGCTAAAGCACATATCATTGCAAGACGCATGGATTTTTCTCTAGTTCTTGAAAGCAATACTTCAAGCCCCTCTTTTTCTAATTTGTTTTGTCGGTCAACAAGATCGTAGGCAAGCTTTTCTAAAAGTATTTTACTTTCATCACTAAAACTTATAAGGCGTTGCTTGAAATCTAACTCAGCGTTATCTCTTGATATTTGCTCCATTTCATCGCGCACCTCTCTAATACCTACCACCCAATCAGATATAGGTTTGGGTGGCTTGACAAACTTCTTCATCTTACCAACGACTCTTGGCAGAGTAGATTCAACTACTATAAATCTATTGAGAAACCCATCGACAATACGCCCCGTTGATAAAGCACCATAAAAATTCTTTGGCACGCTCATACCAACCAAGGTAATAGCTGGTTTAACCGTTGACCTATCAAGGGCTTCTTTTTGTTGCTTTTGAGTGAGAGTCATCATCGAGTAGTTATCTGGACGCAAGATACCATGACACCTACCCCAAGTTTCCATTAGGACTTGTAAGGCATCTTCTTTGTTGGAATTACTAGAATTAGATATGCTTTCAAGTCTTTTACCAAACTCGTCCATCACTGTTATATGAGTTGGTTTGTATCTAAGCAAAGAGTAGATAGCGCCACTAGAGGTATAGCCATCGCCCGCCATAAGGTCTAAGTAATCAGCTTGCTCTAAGATAGCTTCTATAACTGTTTTTACATTTTCTTTGCCCTGTCCTGATTTTGCAATACACATGAAGAACAAAGATGAAAAGTTATTCATATCTGTTTTATACATGCGTCCAAGTGCTACAGATCCTAAAGCCAAAGATGCTTGCATGCTAAGTGCAGGCTGAGATATTTGAGCCACCTGTTCTGAGTAATCATAGATGTCTTTTAATATGCCTGGCGGACTAAATAAATCTACTGGCTCTGCAATATTAATTTGTTTGGATATGTAAGCTGGGGCTTGTTGGTTTTTTCTATCATGGGTTTTTTGTATGCTATTAACAGTTGTTTCAATCTCAGAGTTAGGCAAGGGCGGAACATTTTGTTGGTTCCAAGCATTAACAAAAAAATGCACAAAGTCTGTATTAAGATTCTTAGCAACCAAATACCCAGCCAATCTAGCTGCTTGGTCGTTCCTTGAACCTTGGCTAACGCCGTCTAAAGAAAAAGGAGTTTGTATAGGATTGCCATTGGCCTTTTCAGCTCCAGTAATCATTACCCAAAGTTCTTTGGTAAAGTTTGGTAAATCGCTGACATCATCTAATTGCCAATCATGTATAACTATTGGCTTATAGACATTACCGTTGGCATGAATATTATGGGGGGCAATAATAAGACCGCCTGCTCCCCTTATATCAATAAGCTTTGCGGGATCACCCTCTGCGGTTCTTTTGGCTACATAAGTGGTAAAGTTTTCTGGATTGTTATAGTAGTAGTGAACGCCTTTGCCTGTTGCTACTTTAAATGGAGTTACAGGTAGATTTTTATCTGCCCAAGCTACGGCCTCTGGAGTATCAGCATCAGCAACGATAAAGTCGCCACATACCAAAGCAACCACTAGGTCATTGCGATTTCCAAACCACTTGGTTATTTGTTCCGTCGTCGGTTGCTGGGTTTTGTATTGCTCCCAACCGCCTAGCTCTTTGGGTGGTACTTTATTATGTCTCTGTAAAGGTACTACGCTTACGCCATGTTCTGCATAGGCAAGTGCTAGGTCCAACGCAGAATCCTGCGATGTTACTTGTATGTTGAACACTATTAAGCTTCAATTTCATCCACAGGGCCGTATATTGATTCAAAATCAAGTTTGCCGCCAGTAGCTTTGATTATAAGTTTTGCTTGTTTAACAGTTGGTTGGCGATGTCCATACCGCCAGCTTTTAACTGTAGCTACAGGGCAACCAAAAAGTTCAGCAGCAGCGTCAGTGCCGAGGAACTCGATGTATTCTTTAAGTGTGTGTCTTTCCACCTTTCTCTCCTTATATTCAGGCTCTACTATTTTACTTATTTCATGTAAACTAACCTTTGTCAGTTCAAAAAGTCTGAAATAGTAATTAGCTATCCATTGATTTTGTTTTTGTAATTTCGTTGACATTTCTTCTCCTATAACTTTTTGTCTTTTTTCTTATTCCGCTTATTGTATTTTATTTTTACATGAATTAAAATACCCTGTATAAAAAAAAGGAGGACTTATGTCTATACGTGAAAGAATCACCGATCCTAACAATCTAGTAGAAAAACAAGGAGCCAAGCTTCTTATCTATGGTGCGTCAGGAGCGGGTAAAACAACCGCCTGTGCATCCGCACCAGGTAAAACTCTAATCATCAGCATGGAAGCAGGGCTTTTGTCTATCAAAGGCGCTACCAATGTTGATGCCATAGAGGTTAAAGAAGCAAGCGACATCGAAGAGATTGCTGTTGCATTAGAGAAAGGGGAGCTGGATTACGATACAGTTTGCCTTGATAGTGTCACAGAAATGTCTGAAATATTGTTGGCTTCAGAAAAACTTAAATCAAAAGATCCGCGTAGAGCTTACGGCGAAGTCATTGAAGTGATGACCCGTACGATGCGTAGATTTAGAGATTTAAAAGTGCATGTTATCTTTGTTGCGAAAGAGGATAAACTTCGTGACGAGCAAACAGGCGCATTTCACTATCAACCAATGATGGTTGGTGCAAAGCTACCTGTCCAAATACCTTACTTCTTTGATGAGGTTTTGGCTTTGCGTATCTTTGAGGGTGAAGAAAACGAGCAAGGTAAGAAAGTTCCTGAACGATGGTTGCAGACTGTCGGTGGGGCTAATTACATTGCTAAAGATAGAAGTGGTAAGTTGGATGATTTCGAGGCCCCCGACTTAACACTTATTATTAAAAAACTAGGCTTCGATATAGGAGAAGAAAAAAATGGGTGATTTTGATAATCTTACATTTGACATAGATAACGCTAGTAGTAGTGGCGGCGGCGCCATACCTGCTGGTGAATATCCTGCTGTTATTATTACTTGCGAGAAGAAAAAATCTAGCAATGGTAACGACATGATATGGTTAGAGGCAGAGGTAACTGGAGACAGTTACGCTGGCTGGATTTTAAGAAAGCCTTTTATGCTTTGGTCCTCTAACCCTGAATATAAAGAATGGGCTGAGAATAGTTTTAACCAACTGTTAAATGCCGCTGGATATTCAAATGATTCACCGCCATCGTCTGCATCAGATTTACAACAAAAGAATGTAACGGCTGTTGTTGGTGTAGAAGAGGCAGAACCAGGATCAGAGTATGGCGACAGCAATAAGATACTTGGGTTTAGAAAACTTGAAGAAGATACAAGCTTTCCACCAAAGGATCCTATACCTGACTTTGGTGTTAGTGATAGCGAGGCAAAACCTAAAAAGCCAAGCTTGTAAATATATTCGATGGCGGAAAGTAAAACCATGAGCGCGGGGCGCCATCATAATTCCTTTATCTCTGCGCTCATACCTTTTTTAAATGTTAAAAGCCGACGGATTTGATAAAGCAATTATTGGCCACGCCGATGACATTGCCACTAGTAGCCAAAGATTGATTTACGATGTCGATAAGTGCATACAAATTTTGATGGATCAAGGCATGACCGACGAAGAAGCCCTAGAATATTTTTCTTTCAATGTAGAGTGCGCTTATGTTGGTGAAAATACACCTATTTGGCTATACCCTTACGAAGAATAAGCATACTTGCTGTAGGAGTTTACCAGAGGCTTGTAGTTTAATTTTTGCTGTTTTAAATGCTAGACGTTAGACCAAGCACAGATATGCGCAGGAACAAAGCCGAGTGAGGTCGATTTTGGAAAAAGACCCTTAAATTTTTACTAGATAGACAAATCAACTACATTTGGTTGATTGTAGATGGTTGGCTTGCCATTTTCTTCATATTCTTTGTAACTGTCTAAGAATTTTGCCATACGCTCCCAACCTTTATCCATTTGCTCGTTGTTCATACGAAAGAGTTTGGATGCGTAAGGCGGATTTTTTTCTTGAGCAGCAAAAATAAAATCTTTGACGTTGTAGCCTGCTTGTTGCAAACCACGTCGATACCAAGATGCTTGCATGTCGTAGCCGTATTCTTTGACCGACTCGATAAAGCTTTCAGGATTACAGCTCTTGGTTGTTTTGTAATCGACCAAGATGATGTCATTGTCAGCGTAAGGTTTTTTTACAGGCGAACAAAAAACATCTGGCCTGCATTTACAAAGGACATCGCCCTCATACCAGTAAAAGCTGTTTTC